AACCTTGCGCCTTGATGAGTATAACACACATTCCAGTGGACAGGTGGCCGAGTGGTCGAAGGCGCACGCTTGGAAAGCGTGTAGGCGGGTAACCGTCTCCAGGGTTCGAATCCCTGTCTGTCCGCCATACACCCATTTAACACATTGTTATTATTGGCTTTACCTACATAAATCATTCCTACCCGCCAAAAAGCCTGCCAACTAAAATTGCATACTTTTTCTATATTGCAACTGCCAGAAACCCATTAAAAACCGCATAAAATGGCCCCGCGATTCATTCTGACTGGGTTGCACGGACGACAATATCCGCCTAGAATGTGGTGAGGAATTGAAAAACACCACGACCCAATTCATCCGAAGCGCCCTTTAAGTTACTCGCATTGAATTTATCGCAGAGAACGGCGGCGGTGCTGGTGTTCGATTAAAAAAAGGACAGACAGTGAGCTATAGACTGACAGATCGAGAGGTCAAAGCGCTTGAAGCAGCAGAGTTTGAATGCGACTTTCTTCAAGGTGACTTCGTTATCAAAGCAAAACTAGGCCCAAACATCGGCAAAAAAACCGTTGATAATCTCGTAAGCATTGGGCTTTTGGAGCTTGGCTTCAGCACATATTATAACGAAGGCGATTGCATAAGGGTTACTGAAGATGGATTGCGCTGCCTATACGGCGGCCTCATTTCGGAAGAAATCTCTGAGCAAATTAAGGAGGGTCAGCAATATCACCCCCCGCGCCAGAAACACTGGCCTGTCATTGAGCAGGGCAAATTCATTTAGTGGCTGGCCACGTAACCACAACGTGCCAGCCTCGCGCCGCGCCCAAGGAAACAGAGAGCCGCGCCTTGTCGGGGTTTACCCACTCACCGACTAACGGGGTTGCTTTTGATGATGTAAAAACCAAGGCGCAACCTGCCTATTCCTGCCAATCCACCAGCTTAAAGGCTTGCTCGGTATCAATGCCCGCCTCTTTGGCCTCTGCCATTGCCTTAATCATGGCGGTGAAGGCTCTGGCCCTGCCACCTGCATCATAGGCTTGCAGGGGCCTCATAACGTCCAGCGTGACGGTGCTGCCCAGCTTGTCAGTGCATTCCTCTGCGATAGAGGCCGCAATGGGCTGTAGCATCCACTGAGCAAGGTGGCGTTGCGCCTCGCGCACCATTGGCCCCGTGGTGCTGGCATTGCCCAAGGCGGGCAAAACACCAAACACCATGTTGATTGTATCCCGTGCCGCTGCCAGCGTTTCGCGTGTCATGCTCTTGGAAAGGTCGGGCGATACATCAGCCGCTTTCCAATCCTGTTGCGGTGCGGGTCCACCCGCCGCCGTCACATTGACCGACTCGCGGATCAAAACCCGCCCCCGATTGCCACGAAACCCCCGCGCCATTTTTTCCATATCGGTGTCTTCCATTTCCGGCATGGGAACAATCTGTGAACCAAGGGGTGCCATTTCAAACACCTCGGACAAAGCCGTCTCCACCGATTGCAGCAAGCTTGCCGTGAGTTGGGCGCGCTTCAGCGGGGCAGTGCCATAATAGGGCGCAGATACATCGGAGCCAATCCTAAAATGCAGCACCTCGCCAGCCAGTGCGTTTTCGGTGCGCCCCCCGTCAGCCTCGGAAACTGACACGCGGTAAGCGGTTGGTTTACCGTCTCGGGTTTTCAAATCCCAATCTGAACACGCCACCAGCCCGTTTTCACGGATTAGGAACAGGGATTCACCCCGCAAGGCCAAGGATCGCGCCGCAAGTGCCAGAGAATGCCCGTTCAGCAAATCGGTGCCTGATACATCGGCAAGGCTCAAACCACCCTCCCAGAGCGTAACGCAACTTTGGACCGTTGCCGTTAATTCACCGATACCTTGCCGGCCGGAAATATAACTTTCCCGCGCCGCCATGATTTCGGCGGTATAGCCGGAACCTGTTGAACGGGTTTCAATCTTTTTCTTGAATGGCCACATGATTAAGCCCTCCGATATGGGCGCAGTAGATCCGCAGCCCCCGATAATTGCAGCGCCTTGGCTGTCCAGTTTGTGACCATTTCGGTATCCCCGTCTTGGCGCATTGCTGTTTCGTTCTTAAAGCTATCGTTAATGCCGCGCGTGTATTCGTGCAGCCGCTTGAAAGCCTCCTGGACCGCCGCTGGCACATCGCCGCCGCCAACGCTTGCGGTCACACGCCAAGGGCCAGCATCAGGAAAGCATAGGCCGCCATAGGGGGTTGGTGCCGGTGTCGATAGCTGCCAAGCGCCATTGTCCCAATATTCAACCGTTTGAATCGTTACAGGTGTCAAGGGCGGTTCCCAATCGCCAAAGCCCTCGATCATCCAGACCACGGCCCGCGCGGTCCAGCGGTGTGCTGTATAGGCTTCAATCCGTTGCCATACTTGGGCCTCGTTTGTGGACGCGTCGTCTGCGTTGATATACCCAAGCCGATCAAACGGCACTACGGTTGGATAACTTGCCGGAATAGCTTCCACCTGTTTTATCGTTACCGCCATCTTGCAATCCCCCTTTGTGAGCCTGATTTTATGGGGGTCGGACCCCCCCAAGCGCGCGCCTCTATTTGTGCCTCCGAATATGCGGGCTTTGTCACCGCGCTGATTTCGAATAATTCAGCAGAATTAACCGTGCGTAGGACCCCGCTTCCATCGGTGCGGATGCTTTCGGCTTGGTCAGTTGGCGCAATGCGAAAGCCCGGGGAAACGCCTTTGATAAGCCCCGCGCTTAAACCGCCTAGAAAATCCTGCACATAAGACACGCTCCGCATTTCAGCCGATATTGTCGCCTCGAAAATCAAAGCTTCGTCGGTATCGGTCAGGGTCAAACTGCCAGCGGCGCGGCTGGCTAAAGGCTTGTCAAAGTCATGGCCTGCCAAAAAGTGAATATCTTGATCTTGTTGCTCAACCCGTGTGGCAAACGCGCGGGGCGCAATCACCTCTTTTCGTGCTTGCCCAGAGCGCCCACCATCCCAAAGGATAGTGGACACGCCATAGGGAAAGCGGCCCCGCAAGACGGTTGCCCCGTCCGTAGAGCGGCGGACCTCAAGCCCGCCGTTATGACCGCCCCAGAGCATTATTGCAGGCCAGTGAGGATGCGAGTTTGCACAGAACGCGAAACCGTAACATCCATTGTTGCCAGCGCGGTAAGGCGCAAACCGCCCGACTTTGCATCGGCAAAAGGATCACGAATCAAATCAATTCCGCCCCACGCACCGACAAAAAATGGTGCAACACCGCCCGCCGTTGTGGTCAAGATTGCCTTTGATGCCAGCGGTGATCCGGTTGGAGCCTCAAGTGCATTGTGAGACATAACCACGCCGCCGATAGCCGCAATCAACCGATCCCATTCAGTGACCGCCGTGCCAGTGATGAAAGTGCCATCCATGCCATCCCAGATTTCGGGGCGCATCAACATGCGAACATCAGACGGACCCGCCGCCGCGTTGCCCGTCATAAAGGCGACCACCTCAGCCCGGATTGCCGCCCAATCCGCCGCCGCATCAACCGCCGTTTCTGTGATACCCCAAGCCGATGCACCTGCAAAAATGCCCGTTGGCTGGCCCGCTGCACCGCTGCCAAGGAATACCGCCTTATCCAAGGCCTCCTCAATCGCGCCATTCATATCGCGGCGCACCGCTTGTTCCAAAGCTGCCCCCGATTGCTTCATAGCCTTGCGGGTGATTTTCATTTGAACACCAAGATTGTGATCTGGCTTCAAAGGCCGGTCCAGCGTGGTGTAAGCACTTGGCCCAGACACATCGCCCGTTTCACTTGCACCCCAGCCCGCAGTTACAGCACTGGTGGCAACAGGGTATTCCATAGCGCCAACCCCGATGTTAATCATGTTGCCGCCCATGCGAGCCGCAACCGATCCAGAGAACAGGCGTTCAATAATTGGTGCGGTGCGAATTGGGTCAGGCGTGCCACCCGCCAAGGTTTCACCGGCGCGAACCTCCAAGGCTTCCCACGGAACCGGAGTGCCGCGATACCCGCCTTGCGCCCGCATTTCTTCGACAATTTCCGCCGTGTGTCCGTCCAGATTGCGGCCTTCATCAAGCTGCAACGCTACTTGGCGAATTTCAAAACCGGCCATCAAGTCAGACCATTCCCGATCTGAACGGGTTTCGAGTTCGGCCCCAGCCTCACGGCGTTCAACGTCCTCACTGGTTAAAGCCGCACGAAACCGGATTTCGTTCTGACGATATTCGCTATCCAGTGTTTCCATAGACCGCGTTTCGTCATCTGAGGGCGCATCTTTGCCCACAAGGGTTGCCAGTTCCTGACGGATTTCCGACTGGCGGCGTGTTATTTTAAGTGAATCAAGCATATTTTTTATCTCCTATGCTAGACGGGTTACGCTGCATATCTCGCAGCAGATCGCGCCATTCCTGACGCTTTGGGGGTAAGGGCTTATGCCCAGCCTCAATTCTGGTTTTTTTTGCATGGCAAGAGCCGCACAAAATTTGTAAATTACTTAGGGAATAAGACAGTTCAGGGTGCGTTCTGACCGGCTTGATATGATCGCACTCAAGCCGCTTGTGGGTGCCGCACTGGACACAAGCCCATTCGTCCCGATCAAGCGCTTGCATCCGCAGAGCCTTCCAGCGCGGGCCGCGTGTGACCTTCTTCGAATGCCGTGCATATTCCTTGCGGTTCATCCCCATGCCAATCTCCCTTTGCTTTGTGTGGGGGCGCGGCGCATACGGACCCCCTGAGCCACAGCCAGAACCGTTGCCGCCACAGGGTCGATCCGGCCCGTAGAGCGGCCAGCGGCCAGCTTGTGATTGCCCGCAGGGTCAACCAGTGTGATTGCATCAGAAAACGCAGAGCGCAGCAGCAGGGATGACAAGGTTTTCACTTCGCCCTCAAACACTGCACGCCGCAGGCGCTCGCAATCCTCAGAACCATCTTTCCAGCCAAAGCCGCGCCAGATGAACGGCACCCGGTCAAGGCCTGCGCCGTGCAGAGCCTCAAGGAATTCAGCATGGCGGAACCTGTCGCCTACGATTGCCGCAGGAGCCTGCCCGTCAAGTTTGGTCACAATGTCAGCCATAAATCGGGCAACTGGTACGGTTGCATCGCCCATTGTCACCAGCTCGCCACGGTCACGCATTTCGATATAACGCCCAGACACGCCGTCAGCTTGCCCACGATCCGCCAAGCCGGGCTTGCAGGGGAAAGCCCCAACACATTCAAGCCGCCCAGTGTCAGGCCAATAAAGTGCAGCCGCAGACATTGAGCGCGACCCGCCAAGATCAATGCCCAGAACAACAGGCCCGTCACGTTCGGGCAAATCATCCGGTGACACTTCACACGTAAGCCATTCATCCACCGTCAGCAGCACCGACCTATCATCACTAGCAACACGTTCATTGCGGTTGAGATTTCGAAAGCTGGAGAGTGCAGAGCCACCCCGTGCAATCGCCCGCACAGCCTGAGCCACCAGCCAATCAGCAGACGGGCCAATGCCCTCTTTCGCGCCGGGGTTTGCCACCAGCAAGCTGCCAAGGTCATCAGGCGGCAAGCCCTCATCGGGGCGGTGTTCCTGAACATAGGTTCCGGGGGGCGGCTCATCCAGCCACCGAGAAAAGGTGTTTGCATCATCAGGGGCCGACGTGCTGATAATCAGAGCGCGACCATCCCGCTTGCCCAGACCGGACAAGATTGCATTTTCCAACGTATCGCCTTTTTCCCGTTCCCATGCTGCCCGCTCATCCAAGATTGCCAGCGTTGGCGCACCGCCAAGAATAGACTTGCCGTCAGCAGCAACAACACGGGCCAGCCCGCCACCAGCCGCAGAGGTTTCAACTTCCAGCTTTGACCCGCGCCTTATCGTGAATTGCTTTTGCTCATCCTCAGGCAAGCCCTCAATAAAGCC